GTGGATTCACTGCTCTCAAAGAAAACCTGAACTATAGTGCAGAGGGTTTGACAAAGGTTTGGCCTAAGCGTTTCCCTAGTTTGGATGTTGCCCAGCCTTACCACCGCAATCCTGAGAAGATTGCCAACAAGGTCTACGCTGACCGCATGGGCAATGGAAATGAAGCCTCTGGAGAGGGTTTTAAGTACCGTGGAAGGGGTTTGATTCAGTTGACAGGCAAAGACAACTATAGGGCTTGTGGAGAGGCTTTGGGAGTTGATCTACTGGATAACCCTGACTTAGTGTCATCTCCTCAGTATGCCGCCTTGTCAGCAGGGTGGTTTTGGGACAAGAACAAGCTGAATCAGTTTGCTGATGCCAACGATATGACGGGTCTGACCAAGAGAATCAATGGCGGCACACATGGTTTGGATGACAGGGTTGCCCGAACCCAGACTGCCATTGATGTTCTGATGGCTTAATCGTCAAAGAAGTGGAGTATTACCCAAACACCTAGTACGAGTAATGCTCCACCAAATGCCAAAAGAATTATTATGTTAAGTACATTTTCAATCATCTTGGCTCTCCAATCATCTGTTTTGTGTTGAATAAGTCCTTGTACTGAGGATACTTAGCTTGCCAGAGTCGAGCATAAAAAGCAATGTAGTCGTTGCTGATCTTGAAGTCTGAGCCTGTTGTGACTATGGTGACTTCCCACCTGATTCTGTTGATTATCAGCCAGTGACTGACCTTCTTGCGCCCTAGTCCTACTGCTTCTAAAGCAAACTTCTCGAAATACTGCCAAACCTGTGGGTTCTCCTTATGCCATTCCCACCAGATTTGTTTGCGTTCTTCAAAACTCAAAGTCATATCAACTCCTATCAAAGTTAGTGGGTACTCACTTGCGCTTTCCCCTGTTCTTTTACTGGTTTTTTAAGAGGTTTTCCAGAGCCTCTCAATTAAAAGGTATATCTGAATCCATGTCCTCAATCTTGGCTTTGGGCTTGCTTTGAGGCTGTGGTTGGTCGTCTTTAGGGCTGACTGCTAGTCCCATGAACTTGCCGTTCTTGCCCTCTTTAATCCATGCTGAGAGCCAGAAGTCCTGTCCATCAACACGAATGTTGCCTTTATAGTCTGGGTGATTGTCTTTTTCTTTCTTGTCGTTCTTGAAAAGTACACCACTATTATCGCGTGGGCTATTATCCATTTAACACTCCTTTGTATGCTGAAAATTTACCATGATGCAAATCTGCCGCTTCAACAGCAACCAGATCAGCTAGTTCACGATCTGAAAAATATCCAATGTGTTTGTCTTTAAAATTAACTGTTAATCTAACCCTCCATTTTTGTTCACGCTTTGCCCATCCTACATTTTTGTGACCGCTAACATTATTTGTTCGTATCTTTTGATTTCTCAAATTTTCAAAATGTGTTGCTGGTCTTAAATTTTCTATTCTGTTATTTGATTTGTTTCCATCAATATGGTCAACTTCTTTTGGAAAATACCCATGATGAAACATAAAAATAAGCCTATGAGACATATATGCTTGACCATATAGACCTATCATTTTGTATCCATGATGAATTGTTCTCCCAGCAACTTTGTTAAGAATTATGTTTTTTGCAATTTTCTTTTTCCAAATGAGGTTGCCATCTTCATAGTGAAATATTTCATTTAATAACTCTTTGCTAAGTTCCATATTTACACCTTGATTTCATTGAGTTTTTTAACCTTGTCATCCACTTCACTAAGAAACTGGACAACTTCACTTTCGAGTTCTGCAATGTAAGAGTCATTGCGCTCGATTCTTTTGACAAACAGTTGTAAGTGCGATGGCATCCGTGGGTCGAAACTCACAAAATCACACCACTTCCTGTCTGTACACGCCATTTGCCACTGCATCTGGTCGTAATACTTCTTTGTTGGCTCGTCACCAAGAATAGTGTCGATATGGGTTGCAGTGTTGGGACACTTGATCTCTAGGCATCCATCGTCACCAATAAGCCCATCAGGAGAGGCGGCAGACATGGCAATGCGTGGATGGTCAATAGCAGATACCTGATCGACTGTATTGCCTGTTTTAACCTCGTATGCGGCTCTGGCAAAGGGTTCATTTTCTGTACCCCACTCCATAGCGGCATTTGAGTAAGACTCTGCCACTTGGTTAGTCATGCGCTCGACTACCAACTGTGCCATGTAGTTTGCTCTACTGGTGCTGTAGCCTGTCTTTGTTTTGGCAACAATGTCAGAGATACGAGAAGCAGTGGCTTTGCCACAACGCTGTGCAAACCATTCTGGTGTACCTTGTTCAATATCACTCATGCTTCCTCCCTTGCAACAAGCATTGCATCTGCAACTTTGTAAGATTGTTTTGCAAAGACTTCAAGTGGCGCATTGACATCTGAAGACAACAACCCTTGCATAGCCTTTGCCGCAAAGTAATCACGCAGGGTCATGCCTCTTGAATTTGTTTCTTGGTCTTCAATGTAAATGCTTTGTACTGGAAATGCTGGTGGGTTGTTCATTTCAATGCTCCTTTACGCTTTTCTTTAGCATCAATCACTTTCTTTTGCCAAGCCTTATCAGTACCGCAAGCACTGTAAGCAGTGGTGTAAACATTCTTCAACTCCTCAATGGTGGATGCCGCTTCAATAGCCGCTAAATGGTCAATCATGCTGTTGACATCTATGTCTGAACCCTCGCCTTCAGGCAAGTCTTCTCCAGCATAGATATACAAACCCAAACCATGCAATGACAGTGCCTTAGTCATGCAACGCATGATGGCAGTGTTGACTGCAAATGCGTCAGGGTTGAGGATTGCTTTGTTGCGGAAATCCATCACTGGAAGTTGGCAAGTCATTGCTTTGCCAAACATTGTGACTGTGACAAACACCATTGCAGTGCCGTTTATGTCCATGTAACACTTGTCGCCAAACATCTCAATCTTGTAAGTTGCATTAGGGTCTGCTTTGAGTGCTTCTGCCCATGCCCACGCCCATGAAAGATATGTCAAACCACCTTTTTTCTCAGTATGTTCGTTGACATTCTTACTGAGAAGACTTAACACCTGTTCTTGATTCATTCCTTGACTCCCATTACATCGTTAAAAATATCTATCGCCTCTTGATTAACTGCCCACATTGCCAACAGCGTCAAATCGCTGTGCATTTGGGCTATATCACTACTGAACCCTTCGAATTTTCTGTGCAGACAATTGTCCCCTAGCTTCTTTGTCGTTCTTTCTATCCTCATTAGGATTGTTGAATAATCCAGCATTGTTTACTCCTGTTGAATGCTTCTTCCATGTATCCTGAACATTTGTCAGGGCTGAGTTCACATACCCGAATGTTGGGTCGGTGATGAGTTTGGATGGCATGACCACCCGTTGCGTCTTAGGTTGTTCTTTCACTCGCCTAGCCGCCTTTCTGAGCAATCTCTGACGCTCTTTCAAACTGAGTGTGGGTGTCCAAATCTCGAAATAAGATAAAAAACGAGTCATCACAACATTTATCTGTTGGGTTGCGAGGCTTAATGCAGAACGCACAGTAATACTCATTTGAATGCTCCTCAATGATTCTCTCAAGATTCAGCTTAGTTTTCATTGCTGGCCTCGCTGGTGTAAGGGTTGATTTTAGGCAGTTTAGGCTTGTTCTGTTCAATAGCCTCACGCTGTAATTCCATGCGGTAATAACGCCAGAGATTGAGTTCTTCTTCACTATCAACCCAAGGTGTTAGTGGTAGATCGTTTGCGACTTGTGCCAATCTCTCTGCTTTGAGTTCGACTCTTGATCGAACCATGTCAGCAACATCAGCCCATGCGTTTGATTGAATTGCTTCAACTATTGCTTGACTATCGCATATCGCATCTGCAACATCTGAGGGGCTTAGGTCTTGCAGTGCCATCCATTTATCTCTCTCTAAATCAATCATCATTCACTCCTGTTAAAAACCTATCAATGCGTGTATTCTGTCAGACATTATCGTAATTGATATAGGGAATTTCCCTAATGCACTTATGAATGTCTGCGAGTGCTTTGTTAGTGAACACTTTGCCGCAACTCAAGCAAATCCAAGCAACTCCCATCCTGACTTCGGTTCTACGCTTACCGCTTTCACCTCTTTGTCTGCCAAAGAATGTCCTGATTTGCTGAATCATTTTTTGCCAGACAGGGCTTTAGAGTAGATGAAGACTTGGTTTTGCTCATGGATGCCTCGTTTGTCTTGCTTGCGCTTGGCATACTCCTCACCCTGTTTAAACCGTTTCATCTTGGTGTCGGTCAACCAGACCGATGACTGACCTTTGTAATCAAATGCTGACTTCACTTTTTGTTCTTTCTTGCTTGGAGTGGATGATGACCTTGAATTTCTTTTTCACGCAGTTGTTCTCTGCGTTTCATGCCAATTTTCTTGCCAAGTGTAATCATCTTGAGTTCAGAATCTCTTGTCCAAATTGACGGTTGACCCTTGTAGTCGAATGCGTTTTTCAAGTGTTGCGCTCCTTCAATAAGGCGATGGCTTGAGCAACAGCACTTTGTTGACCTAAATTTGTGTTGTAGAACAAATCTGTTAACTCATCATTCGTCAACCCTACCCATGTGCGCCGTGGTGTACTGTAGAGTTTATGAATGCCAACTGGCAAATTCACTTCCAAAACATAAGCAACCCTACCCACAGGAGCGTGTTCTCGCACGGCTATCGTTGCGGCAGGATTCTGATCTGATTGTTCCAAGGCTTCTTGAATAGCGGCAATGGCCTTGTCTCGTGCCTCTAGTGCCATGCGCAATGCTTCTTGTGTCATCGCTTCATTCCCCTGATAAAAATTCCAAAAGAACTCAGTGTGTCATTGCCAAAGCATTTCATCTTCTCAATCTCGACTGCCACTTCTTCAAGAATGTCGTTTCTCAACTCGTCATAGACTTGTTGTTGGGTCTTGGCTTGCAACTGCATTTCTTCATCAAATGCTTTCTTCACTCTGTTCATACTTTCCACATGGTTGTATTCTTTCGGTTTGTTGTATTCAGACATGGATTCCTCGCTTTTCACAGACGGTTGCATAGTTTTTTGCCTTTCTTTTGTGAAGCCTGACACAAGCCTTCAATAGACTTTTCTTCTTGCTGATGACTTGGATACTCTGTGACTGTGGTGATGGCGTTAAAACATGGTTTATGCCCATCAGCAAGGCAACAATGAGTGCGATGCGCCCAAAGACTTCAGAGAATGTCATCATTGTCATTCTCCTCAATCAAACGCACGATTTTGGCAAAGTCAAAGCTGGATAACTCATCAGTGATGTCAACCCACTTGTCGTCAACAAACTTTTGTAATTCAAACTCGTATTTTTGGTAAAGCCCCTCTTTAGGGCTGTAGTCTGGGTCGTATGACCATTTGACCCTTAACTCCCATTCAGTCTCTGGTAACTGTAAGTCTCTGAGTTCATCTAAACACACATCGAATTTCATACACGCCTTTCAAGTTGATGAGTGGATACTGTACGACACTATATTCTGTCTGACATTAGGACATACCCTTATTGTCAAACAAAATTTAGCGTGATACTTTATGGGCATGGCTAGACACAAATCGGAAATCACAGGAAGCCCACTCAAAATCGCCACAAGAGTTACTTTTGACCAATGGTTGGAGTTTCGCAAACTTGGCGGTTCTGTGTGGTTGAGAAACCTACTCAAGAATTCGATGGAGAATCGAAAGAGTCAACTAAAGGAGAAAACATGAAAAAAGTCATTATTGGCGCATACTTAGCACTTTCCAGCCTGACATTGTGGGCGGCTTGTTCAACCCATACTTACTATGCAAATGGTCGGTATGTGACTTGCCAAACCTGTTGTTATGGGAACAATTGCAACACCAACTGCTATTGATGTATGATTAAACGAAATGCTTGGCGGCATTATCGTAGTAGGGTTACACATGAAGTCTGCTGGAACTACGCCAGTCCGCCAACATCCGAAAGGGTGAGACTTCAGGTGTAGCCCTTTTTTTTGGGCAAACTATGCAAATCAAGAATTGGAAGAAGTTTCAGCACTTTAAAGACCGCAAACCACCTTGGGTAAAACTCTACAGGGATGTTTTAGACGATCTTGAGTGGTATGAATTAGACCCACTTGCTAGCAAGGTGCTAGTAATGTGCTGGCTTATTGCTAGCGAGGATGATGGCAAATTGCCACCAGCAAAAACTCTTGCATTTAGGCTAAGGATGACAGAAAAGCAAACTATTGATTGCTTAAACAAGTTGTCTCACTGGCTGGAACAAGATGATATCAGCTTGATATCAGAACGATATCAAAGTGATAGTCTAGAGACAGAGACAGAGACAGAGACAGAGACAGAGAAAGAGAAAGAGACAGAGGCAAAACAAAGAACAAAAGGCTCACGCCTTTCTGCTGATTGGGTTTTACCAAAAGAATGGGCAGATTGGGCAAGACAGGAAAGACCTGATTTGGATTTGCGGAGTGTGGGTGAGCAGTTTCGAGACTACTGGAGTGCAAAAGCTGGTTCAGGCGCAACAAAACTGGATTGGCAAGCCACTTGGAGGAATTGGGTTCGAAATCAGAAACAGTCTTACAAGCCTGTGGACATTGCAAGGGTAACAGTGCCATCAAGCTCACAGCGTGACCCTGCGCTTGTCAAGCTGGATGAGGATAGGCTGAAGACTGCACCACCAAACCCTGAAGTTTTAGCCAAAATCAGGGCAGTTTTAGGGAAAACAGCATGATTCAAAAACAAAATGCTCTTTTTGAAAAACTTGAAGAATCCTTCAGAGATGAGTGGAAAAATATGCCTGAATATGTGCAAGAAGATTTAACACCTTACAGAACAATTAATGTCAGATTTAGAAATGCAGAAGATGTGGCAATTTTTGAACATTTGATGCAACAAAAAATTACTGAAAAACAAAAAACAATTTGGTTTCCTTTTGCCGAGCCTAGAATTGCATCAATTTACAGGTATGTAGATGAATCCTGATTATCCAATTTACATTGTTTCTAAAGGTCGCTGGGAATCAAGGTTAACAAGCAAAGCATTGGAGCGCATCAATGTGCCATACAAAATTATTGTTGAAGAACAAGAAAAAGATTTGTATGCCAGCGTGATATCAGAAGAAAAAATTTTGGTCTTGCCAAAAAATTATTTGCAAGAATATGAAACTTGTGATGAGTTGGGCAACACCAAGGGCGTGGGGCCGGGGGCGGCTCGCAACTTTGCTTGGCAACATTCCATTGAAATGGGTGCAAAACGCCATTGGGTCATGGATGACAACATCGCATCATTTAACCGCCTTAACCGCAATTTAATGTGCAAAGTAAGTTCTGGAACAATTTTTAGGGCATCTGAAGATTTTGTAGACCGATATGAAAATGTGGCAATTGCTGGATTTAACTATGATTTCTTTGCCAAAGCCAAAGAACAAATACCACCATTTGTGTTGAATACTCGCATTTACTCATTGCTTTTAATTAAAAATGATTTGCCATTCAGGTGGCGTGGTAGATATAACGAAGATACTGACCTATCATTGCGTGTCCTTAAAGCTGGTATGTGTACTGTTCAATTTAATGCGTTTTTGCAAGAGAAGGCTACAACACAAACATTAAAAGGTGGTAACACTGATGAGTTTTATGCTAAAGAAGGAACATTACCAAAATCACAAATGATTGCTGATTTGCACCCCGATGTGGCTAAAGTAGTTTGGAGATTTAATCGTTGGCATCATCATGTGGATTACAGGGCGTTTAAAAAAAACAAGTTACAAAGAATTAAAAATATTTATATTCCTGATGTTGTTAACAATTTTGGTATGAAACTTGTGGAAATACAAAAATGACAAAAGAACAAGCAAACCGCCTTTTGGATGAGGTGAAAGATGGGAACAGTTATCTATCTATCAAACGCATCACCGAAGCCTTGTGGCTCACAGGGGATGCGGTACGACCTGTACCAATCCACACTCGCCCATTTAGTCAAGATGGCATCAACGAGTGGCTGGAAAGCACACGCATGGCACAGGGCACAGGAACTGGAACAGCATCCATTGGGAATTTTCAAGGGAATCAGTCAGGAATTGACAAAAATAATGAAAGAAATCAATGATTTACATAGGGATTGACCCCGGTGCTGTCAGTGGCGCATTGGGTGCAGTAGACCATGAGGGTAATTACCTAGAAGCATTTGACATTGAGCACAAGGACAAGCACATACTAGCCCTTGTTTTCAAGAGTCGAATCCTATCCATTGTTGACCCAAAAGAGGGCGCAGAAATCTGCATGGAACAGGTGCATAGTATGCCAAATCAAGGGGTAAGTAGTACTTTTACATTCGGTAGGGCAGTTGGGGTTATCAGTGCGGTTTGCGAATTGACCCGCTACCCTGTGCATTTAGTCACCCCACAACGATGGAAAAAGCACTTTCACTTGACAGCCGATAAAGAGGAATCGTTGGACATGGCAAGGTATCTATGGCCTGAAGCCAAACTAAAGCGCAAAAAGGACATAAACAAGGCTGAAGCCCTACTAATCGCTGAATATTTAAGGCACACACTGCATGGCGCACAAAAAGCATCCGAATAATATTTATTTGACGCTAACCAGTGACGAGATGTTGATTCTAAAAACACTGGGTGATGGTAGGGATCAAGTAGGCGCACGGGTAGCCCTTCAATGGGCTAGTCACTTTTACAATCTAGGCTTAAGACCTGAATACGATATTAACCACATAGGGCTGTGCTTACTAGCCGACAATGATATCGATTAAACGGGTTTAAAAGCCCCTAGAATCGATTTTTATATGTTGGTCTATGGTAGGGTATAGGTAGGCGTAAAAAAAGCCCCGAAGGGCTTAATTTTGAAAAGTACTCACTAACTTATTCTTCAATGTCAAATTCTTGAAAATCGACTCCAGCTTCGCTGACAGTGTATTCTTGAGTGTAGCCATGCACACTCTCCCATGCCCTTATTTCTATGCTTGGCGGGTTTCCCATAGACAATTGATTTTCAGCATCTCTCGCCCATGCGTTTATGTTTTCATTGTCCAATTGATTGCCAAGTTTATGATTTTGAATAAGAAAACCTAAAATCTCTTGTTTCCCAATGGTGTTTATGATGCTAGCTACTTGAACTTTCATTTTAAAACCTTTCATTTTCTGAGAATAATTTTCAAAATTAGAGCAATTGTGGCGTATATCAAGGGTTTTCCCTCACTGTTGATAATGCATTATCTTTACATTGATTAATTATTTCAGCGGGTAACCCGCTTGATAATTCGATTGCAAGTGAAATAGCCTTTTTGCTTTGTTCATTGCTGGGAGCGACAATGGCTAATACTAGGGCTTGAGTAAATGCTTCTATTTGTGTCATATTACCCCCACAATGCAATTATGAACATTAAACACACAAAGCCCATTAAGCTTACCCCTACAATAATTTGATCGATTTTTTCCATTATTAACACCCTTCAATTGATTGATTGATTGAAATTCTAGGTTAACCAAAACCTAGACCATAGGCCACTAAATTTAATGGCCTACAGTCTATGCATTAATTACGGGAATAATGAATAGGCCGCTCATATAGCCCTTTTTCGTCCCTATAGACCGATACATAATGCCCGTGCTTTGTTCCGTCATTAAAGGTTAAGCTTAGGGTTTGCTCATATGCTATAGGTCTACCATCCCACATATGCGAGATATTTTCCGATTCTAGGGCTTCTGACAATGTGTTAAATTTATTTTGTTTCATAGTTAAGCCTTTTTGATTCTCTGAGATATTCAGTTATTTGATACATCAACGGATTTAATTTGTTGAGATTTTTTATAACTGTATCTCTCAATTCAGGATTATCTAAATTTTCAATTAGATTCGATTTTGCACCCAGCATACATAAATGTATTGTGCGTAATTCATCAATGGATAATTCAATTTTCATAATTAAGCCCCTAAAGCTTTTAATTCGGCCTTTAAGGCTTTAGCCCGTTCACCCCTAAAGCTTGAAGCATTGGACAAAAAATAAAGCACTACAGATTTTGCAGAATCTTCATAATATTTATCATTTATAGAATCTAATTCAAGCATAGCATCAAGATAGGGTTTAGCCGCATAATTAACTTTTACCCATTCTTTTTTGATATCCAAAGCGATGGCACGGATTGAGCGATTTTCAGTTGACATATTTACACCTATTGAAAATGATTGATGAAAAACCCTAGATTGTGAAAACCTAGGCCACTAACCCCTAAATATAAGGGTTAGCAGTCTATGCTTTAAGCCGCTTTAAGTATTTTTATAACTTTTTGCATTTTTTGGCCATGTGCTGGGTATGCGATAACTTTTACTTTTTTGTCCCAGCATGCCCGGCAACCCGAGCATTTACCGGCATTTTCATAAGCCCGGCAAAGTGTCATGGCCTTAGTGGTTTGCGTAGGATCGGCTACGATAACCGATCCATGTAGACCCTTAGTGAATTCACCATTGATCGAATCGCTCGAAAATCGCACGGATACATTCGGCAATTCGCCCATGGTTTTTAAGACTAGAGCGAATTTCGGGAATTTATGCATACGAGTAGGTAGCCAGTGTTTGCACCATGGCGTAAGCCGCATAACTTCTAGAATTTTTTCGGCTAAGCCTAGGGTGTACATATCGCCCGAATCAAACCACCTAAAAAACCGATCATTCTCTAAAGCTTTAACCATATCGGATACCCAGTCGAATCGTTGCCAATCCGATTGATTCGAAATTCTAGGGGCTTTGACATTCGGATAACGATAGTTGCCAGTGGTCGCATAACACCCAGAGCATGCATCGACTAGCACGCCCGGAGCGGCTAACGAACCCGGACAAGTGTCTAAAGCTTGAAGCGACCACGAACGAATGCCATCAAGCTTTGATGTAACGGATATTTTGATCATGCTACACCCCCAAAGCGATAGGTGGCATATGAGCGAATAGGGCTACGATTATTCGTGTGCTTTGTGGTTAGATCGATTTTATAGCCTAAGTTATGGCAAGCAATATATAAAGTATTTAAATCGCAGTCTTCCTCGAGATATGCGCTATTACCACGGATATACGAGTAGGTAGAGATTTTATCGGCTATGCCTAGGTCGATAAGGGTTTGAAGCTTTACGGATACCCAGCCATGACCCGAATCGGTGAAATAGTTAAGCTTGAGATTTTTCATTGTGACACCCATCAAAAAAGTTAATGAAATTATGGAATTTTTCCGTATTCCATACCTTATATCATGGAAGAATCATGCCAGTTTTCGTAACCCATTGATCTATATAGTAGCTCCAAAACCCTATGAATTGCAAAGTATTAAGAATGATATAACTTATGGAAGATATGGGGTGAATTGATAGATTGAAAAGTATTTTAAGATAGTACCCCTAGAATGGTGCATAGCCCCTATCCCCTAGAATCTACTTAACATAATATTTTCCGCATCAAGTGGAATGTTAGTTAGTGCTTACTTCGACCATGTTAGTGCTTGCTAACTTGTAAGTGAGTGCTCACTTTGATGGGGGGGAGGGGGTTGTCGTGTGTTGTAAATATTTGTGATACCTCCTCTACACTTAAAAAGCCAATCTAACCGTACAACACTAAACAATGGCTATCTGGATTAGGGGAGAAGACGGAATAGGAAAGTCACCCGTAGAGGGTGGTATCCTTTTTTAAAGGAGAGCCTCTCGTTTATCTAAGTTAGAGATGCTTGTCAGTGCTATCTCTCCACGCTACTAGCCCCGTTCAAGATTACTCTTTACTGAAGAACTACATGGTTCACTACGCTTATCCTACTTGGTCGGCTCAACCGCATAGAGGGGTGGGTGATGCCCCCGTGTGTGTGTACTCACTATACAAGAAAACAATTCTCGTGTAAAGTGTGTACTAACTTCCCATTCTGTTGGACAAAAGATGAACGCTGTAGATGCACTTCCTGATAACCTGAAGAAGAAAGGTCGTCCTCGTGGTTCAGGCAAGATGACCTTATCCAAGTACGCAGACAACCCTGCGGCACTCGTCTTACCCAAGACTGAACAACAAAAAATCAAAGAACTCAAAGAACTCCTGATAAACAGTGCTGGTTCTAATGTCGTCATCAAAGCAGTTGAGATTGCCATGAATGACGAACACCCTGCTCAAATGGCGGCACTCAAACTCTGTATGGACAGAATGCTCCCTGTCTCCCTGTTTGAGAAAGAAGGAAAACAACGCTCCTCAGTCAACATCACAATCTCAGGCATTGGTGGTGTCAGTATTGGGGAAAACCCTGTCCTAGAAGCAGAAGATATAGAAAGCAAAGATGTCTGATTTGAACTTCAGTCTTCTTCCTTGGCAACAAGAAGTCTTTGCTGATAAAACAAGGTTCAAAGTCATTGCCGCTGGTCGCAGATGCGGTAAGTCACGACTCTCAGCCGTTACCCTCCTGATTGAAGGACTCCAATGTACTGCTGGCTCGGCTGTGCTGTATGTTGCGCCTACCAATGGTCAGGCAAGACAGATTATTTGGGATGTTTTGATGGAGTTGGGCAGAGATGTCATTCAGTCTAGCCACATCAATAACATGGACATCACCCTGATAAACGGAGCAAAAATCTATGTTAGAGGTGCAGATCGCCCAGATACTCTGCGAGGAGTGTCACTCACCTATGCTGTGCTTGACGAGGTTGCCGACATCAAACCAGAAGCTTGGGAGCAAGTCATTCGAGCTTCGCTGTCAGACAAAAAAGGTAGGGCAATGTTCATCGGAACTCCCAAAGGTCGTAACTTTTTCTATGACATTTTTAAACTCGGAAGATCAGAAGAAGATAAAGATTGGAAATCTTGGCATTTCACCACCAAAGATAACCCCCTGATCGACCCCTCTGAGATTGAATCTGCCAAGAAAACTCTCTCTACCTTTGCTTTCAAGCAAGAGTACATGGCTTCCTTTGACAACGCTGGCTCAGATGTCTTCAAGGAAGAATGGCTGAAATATGGAGTAGAACCTGAGTATGGAAGCTACTACATTGCCGTGGACTTGGCTGGTTTTGAGGAAGTTGCCAAACAAGCCGCCAATTCCAAGAAAAGGCTAGACCAGACTGCTATCTCTGTGGTCAAGGTCACAGACGATGGGAAATGGTTTGTCAAGGAGATTGCCTATGGGCGGTGGGACATCAGGGAGACAGCCGCCACGATTCTGCTGAAAATGCGGGAATATCGCCCTTTGTCGGTGGGAATTGAGAGGGGAGCGTTAAAAAACGCAGTTTTGCCGTATTTGAGTGACTTAATGCGAAAAAATAATGTATATTCGCACATAGTTGACTTAACGCATGGCAACAGGAAAAAGGCTGACAGGATTATCTGGAGTCTCCAAGGGCGGTTTGAGCATGGGCGCATTGTGCTGAACTCTGAGGAAGATTGGGATGAATTCAAAGACCAACTCTTAATGTTTCCAGCCCAAGGCGTACACGATGACTTACCCGACTCTTTGTCATACATCGACCAACTTGCTGTCACTACATACTTTGAAGACGACCAAGAAGATGAGTGGCAACCACTAGATGTAATATCGGGGATATAAATGGCAACAGACAAACTTGAACAAAACGAATTTTATGAGCCGACTGAGGCTGATAAAGAATTGACAGATTTTGTCACTGACCATTGCCAACGCTGGCGTGATTACCGAGACACAAACTTCCTTCCTGATTGGCTAGAGTACGAACGCATCTTCCGAGGTCAATGGGCTTCTGAAGACAAGACCCGTGAGTCTGAGCGTAGCCGTATCGTCACCCCTGCCACACAACAAGCCGTTGAAACACGCCATGCTGAGATCATGGAAGCTATCTTTGGACAAGGCGAGTTCTTTGACATTGAAGACAATATCCAAGATGTGAACGGCAACCCCATTGATGTTGAGTTAATCAAAGCTCAACTGATGGAAGACTTCAAGAAAGACAAGATCAGGAAGTCCATTGACCAGATTGAGTTGATGGCTGAAATCTACGGTACAGGTATTGGCGAGATTATTGTCAAGACTGAGAAAGAGTTTATCCCCTCTACACGACCTATCCCCGGTCAGCCCGGTCAAGCGGCAATTGGAGTCATGGAAAGAGACAGGATTGCAGTCAAGATCATGCCTGTCAATCCCAAGAACTTCCTTTTCGACCCCAACGGTACTTCCATTGATGACTGCATGGGCGTGGCTATCGAGAAATATGTCTCAATCCACAAGGTTGTTGAAGGTATTGAACGAGGCATCTACCGCAAGGTAGACATCACGCCCACCTACGAAGACACTGACCTTGAGCCAACCCAAGAAGTGTCTCAGTACCAAGACGAGAAGGTGCTTTTGCTCACCTACTACGGTCTTGTCCCCCGTGAATACTTGAACAACTTAGAAGAAAACAAAGAGATTGTCGAGTTGTTCCCTGAAAACTCTGCCGCTGAAGACTACACAGACATGGTTGAAGCCATTGTCGTGATTGCCAACGATGGTTTGTTGCTCAAGGCTGAGGAAAACCCTTACATGATGAAGGACAGACCCGTCTTGGCATACCAAGATGATACTGTTCCTAACCGTTTGTTGGGTCGTGGCACAGTGGAAAAAGCATTCAATATGCAAAAAGCCATTGATGCACAGACCCGTAGCCACTTAGATTCACTGGCATTGACCACTTCCCCCATGATTGCGATGGATGCAACTCGTCTTCCAAGGGGTATGAAGTTTGAGATCAAGCCGGGCAAGGCAATCCTCACCAATGGCGCACCCAGTGAGATTCTTTACCCATTCAAGTTCGGTCAAAGTGACCCCAACAACCTAGCCACTGCCAAAGAATTTGAGCGTATGTTGCTTCAAGCCACTGGAACTCTGGATTCTCAGGGCATGGTCAGCCAATCTGCCCGTGATGGTGGTGGTATGTCGATGGCAGTAGCCTCCATCATCAAGAAATACAAGCGTACTTTGGTGAATTTCCAAGAAGATTTCTTGATTCCATTCATCAAGAAGGCGGCTTTCAGGTTCATGCAGTTTGACCCAGAGCGTTACCCTTCTGTAGACATGAATTTTGTGCCTACTGCCACCTTGGGCATCATTGCTCGTGAGTATGAGCAACAGCAATTTATTGGTTTGTTGCAGACTTTGGGTGCTGAGACTCCTGTTTTGCCAATTATCCTCAAAGGAATCATTGGAAACAGCAGTTTGAGCAACAGAATGGAGTTGATTGCCAAGTTGGAAGAAATGATGCAACCCAATCCTGAAGCACAACAGATGCAACAGGCTCAACAGCAGTTGGCTATCCAAGCGGCACAGGCTCAGATTGCAGTTTCTACGACTCAGGCTGAACAAAACAGGGCTGAAGCACAGAAATTGCTCACAGAGGCACAGTTGATGCCTCAAGAAGTGCAAGCCAAGAACATGGCGGCTGTGACAAAGAATCTTCCGAACCAAGATGACTTGGCTTCCAAAGAGTTTGACAAGAGAGTTAAGATTGCTGAGTTGATGTTGAAGGAAGCAGACATCAAAAACAAGTCTAAGATTGTTGAACTGCAAATGGCTGAGAAAAACAACAAGATTTCAGGCATGGAAGAAGATTTCCTCAACCAATTGACCAAGCAGTTAAGTTCTGCTCAAACTGGTACTGAATAATGGATGTCGAAAAACTTGCCAAGGAGCTAATCCTTAAAAACATGACTCCTGAACAGCAGATGGCTGTTCTTGAGGGCATTAAATCTACTGTTGCCGAAGCCAAAGAGGTACAAAAACGCAAGATTGGCGAGAATGTTGACATAGTTGTCCAAGCACTCAAGAAGATTGAGGCTGATATTCGCTCTCGTTATGACGATGTTGGCAATGCCATTGAAAAGCGTGTTGCTTCTATCAAAGATGGTCGTGATGGTATCAACGGCAAGGATGGAAGGGATGGCAAAGATGGAAAAGCAGGTCGAGATGGCGCAAAGGGTGATAAGGGTGACGCTGGTCGAGATGGGCGTGATGGAGTGGATGGTGTTGATGGTGTTTCTGTTACCTCTGCTCGCATTGATTTTGATGGTAGCCTTGTCATTGTCCTGTCTAGTGGTGTTGAACTCAATGTTGGTGAGGTTGTTGCTCCTGATCTTGCAGAACGCATCAAAGTCATTACTAATGGTGGCGGTACTTCTCAGTCTGTTCTTGATACTCTAGCCTCCCTACAGACCCAAATCAATAACCTGATTCCTAGCCAAACAGGAAACTCAGGAAAGTTCTTAACTACCAATGGTTCAGCCCTGTCTTGGGCTTCAGTTGCTGGTGGTTTGAGTTACCAAGGTACTTGGAATGCTTCTACCAATACGCCTACATTGGCAAGCAGTACAGGTGTTAATGGTTACTACTACATTGTTGCAACTGCTGGCTCTACCAATCTAAACGGCATCACTGATTGGGCGATAGGAGATTGGTTACTGTTCAATGGTTCTGTTTGGCAAAAGATTGACCAATCTGAGACTTTGCAATTTGTCACATCTGCTGATACCAGTGTCACAGTCACAACAACAGGCTCAACTGCTGATCTTGCTGTTTACTCCTCACCAAGACTGATTACTCAGGTTCGCAATGAGACAGGCGCAACGCTGACAAAGGGAACAGTTGTCTACATCAATGGTGCTTCTGGCAACAAACCCACTGTAACCAAGGCTCTTGCAACAGGTGACACTACTTCTGCCCAAACACTTGGTTTGATTCTGGCAGATATTTCAACAAACAATAACGGCTATGTGATTTTGGCTGGAGACATTGCAGGGTTAGACACTTCTGCATTTGCCGCTGGTACACAGTTGTATTTGAGTTCTTCTACGGCTGGCACATACACATCTACCAAACAATACGCACCTAACCACTTGGTTTATGTAGGTGTTGTCACTCGTAGCCATGTGAATCAAGGCTCAATTGAGGTCAGGATTCAAAACGGCTATGAGATGGATGAGTTGCACAATGTGTCTGCTCAGAATGCCACCAATGGTCAAGTGTTGATCTATAACGAAACAACTGACTTGTGGGAAAAGAACACACTGACTGATGGCACAGGTATAACCATTACTGAAGGTGCTGGTTCTATCACGATTGCCAACTCAGGCGTGACCTCTGCGGTTGCTGGTACAGGCATTTCGGTTTCAGGTGCTACTGGTGCTGTGACTATTACCAATTCTGCCCCTGACCAAACAGTTGCATTGACTGCTGGTACTGGTATTAGTACGAGTGGTACTTACCCTAACTTCACAATTTCTAATACTGGTGTGACTTCAGTTGGAGTCACTTCACCTGTTGCATCTACTGGTGGAACAACTCCAACAATCAGTTTGGCGAGTGGATATGGTGACACTCAGAATCCTTATGGTTCTAAGACTGCAAACTATGTCCTAGCCGCACCTAATGGGTCTGCTGGTGTTCCCACATTCAGAGCAATTGTTGCCGCTGACATTCCGACCTTGAACCAGAATACCACTGGTACGGCATCGAATGTCACAGGTACTGTTGCTGTCGCAAATGGTGGAACTGGTCAAACGACTTATACCAATGGTCAACTTCTAATCGGTAACACTACTGGCAACACTCTTACAAAAGCAACATTAACTGCTGGCGCAGGAATATCAATTACTAATGGCACTGGAGCAATTACTATTGCTTCAACTGCAACTGGAACAGTTACAAGTGTTGCCGCAACAGTTCCTGCATTTTTGTCTATTTCAGGTTCTCCAATTACAACAAGTGGAACTTTAGCAATTAGTTTATCTGGGACAGCTTTACCAGTGGCTAATGGCGGTACAGGTGTTACATCTTCAACTGGTTCTGGCTCAGTTGTTTTAGGGACATCTCCAACTCTAACAACACCAAACATTAACTCTGCTCAGATTGCTACTGTTTCAGGCACTGCACCACTTTATATGTGTCGTGCTTGGGTGAACTTCAACGGCACAGGTACTGTGGCGATTCGTGCAAGTGGGAATGTGTCGAGTATTACTGATAACGGCACAGGAGACTACACAGTTAACTTTACGACTGCAATGCCCGATGTAAATTATTCTATTGTTGGAAGTTCAGGAAGTGGAAACACTTATGGTAGCTATGCTTTTAATAACCCCGGTGCTGGTTCTAGATTTGCAGTAGGTTCTTGTCGAATAAATACATTTATTTCACAAACTGCTGGACTATCTGATGTTGACACTGTTTGCGTTTCATTTTTTAGATAAAAGACAACCATGAACTCAAGAATCATTTATCCAAACGATGATGGCGGTGTATCAATCGTTATTCCAACCGCTGAATGCGGTTTAACCATTGAGGAAATTGCCGCAAAGGATGTTCCTGCTGGCAAGCCCTACAAGATCGTGGATGTCGCTGACATTCCATCAGACCGCACATTCCGTAACGCATGGGAGTACACAGAGTGATTACCATCAACATCAACAAAGCCAAGGGCATTGCCCACGACAAACGCAGAGAAGCAAGGTCTGCTGAGTTTGCGCCACTGGACATTAAGGCAACCATTCCATCTGAAGCAACAGCGGCAGAAGCGGCAAGGCAAGCTATTCGTGACAAATATGCGGCTATGCAGACTGCCATTGATTCAGCATCCACGGTTGACGAAATCAAAGCGGCAATGCCATGACCCCAGAGTTACAAAAGTACTACGAAAGTAGGTTTGAGATGATGGGGAATCAGGGGTGGAAGGATTTAATTATTGATATTGACAATATGATAGAGTCACTCAATAATATAAGCGTAATTCCTGATGAAAAGACCTTGATGTTCAGAAAAGGTGAACTTTCCATCTTGACTTGGCTGAAAACCCTTAAAGAGGTCAGCGAACGAGCCTACGAGGAATTGAATGAAAAGAATGTATGAATTTGTCTGCGTAAGTGGACACAGAATTGAGAGGTACTGTGATTATGAGACACAGGAAACTCAGTGTGAGTGCGGTGGTTCAGCCAATCGCACAATCAGCGCACCAAGCGTCAACTTGGAAGGGTGGTCTGGTCATTTTCCATCGTCATGGATGAAATTTGACAAGAAACATCGTGATAAGTTGGTGGCAGAGCGCAAAGCCACAACATAAGCGTTTATGCCGTTGTGTATCCTAGAACCCAAAAGTGGCAGGAAAAAGGAAAAATATGTTGATTGATAACCCAGACGAGATGCAGAGTGAGTTAGACATTGTTGAGCAGAAAAAGCTTGAATCAACAATTGAGCCAGCGTCAGATGATATTCCTGATAAGTATCGGGGTAAACAGTTGTCTGACATTATCAAAATGCACCAAGAGGCAGAAAAGCTGATTGGCAAGCAAGCTCAAGAAGTTGGGGAAGTTAGGAAGCTCGCTGATGAACTCATCAAGCAAAACCTTGCTGGTAAACCTCAACCTATTAAAGAGGAAGAACCTGAAGTAGATTTTTTCGAGAATCCACAGGCGGCTGTTCGTAAAACTGTTGATAACCATCCTGATGTACTTGCGGCTCGTCAAGCGAGTCAAGAGTTCAAAAAGATGCAAATTCAGCAAAAGCTGGCGCAAGAACACCCTGATTTCGGTCAGATTGTTCAAGATGCAGACTTTGTGAATTGGGTGAAATCTTCACCTGTTCGTATTGGTTTGTACGCTAAAGCTGATGGTGAGTTTGACTATGACAGTGCAAACGAATTGTTGAGCACCTACAAGCAGTTGAAGGGCGTTAAGGCAAAACAGACTAGCGATGCAGGGGAAACCCAACGCAAGTCGAACCTTAAAGCGGCAAGTGTTGATGTAGGTGGTACTGGTGAATCTGGAAAACGAGTCTATCGCAGGGCAGACCTTATTCGGCTGAAGATGACTGACCCGAACCGATACGATGCCTTAAGTGAAGAAATCATGGCGGCATACGCAGAGGGGCGTGTCAAGTAACCCTAACTTTTGATTTTTTGGAGTACACAAATGGCAACATCATTTTCCCCTAGTAACTCAGTTACTACCACCACTGGCGCAACATTCATTCCTGAAATTTGGAGTGATGAAATTGTTGCGGCTTACAAGAAAAACCTAGTTTTAGCCAACTTGGTTATGAAGATGAACTTCAAGGGCAAGAAAGGTGACACTGTTCACATTCCTGCACCTACCCGTGGTTCTGCTTCTGCCAAAGCCGCTGAGACAGCAGTCACTTTGATTGCCGCTACTGAGTCTGAAGTCCAAGTGTCGATTAACAAGCACTATGAATATAGCCGCTTGATTGAAGACATCGTGGAAGCACAGGCTCTGAACTCTATGCGTCAGTTCTACACCTCCGATGCTGGCTATGCCTTGGCTCGTCAAGTCGATACAGACTTGGTGCAGTTGGGTCGTTCAGCCAACGGTGGTGCTGGTACAGCCGCATACGCCGCCGCCTACATTGGTGGTGACGGTACGACTGCCTATGTTGCCGCAAGCAACAATGAATCAGCACTGACTGATGCGGCTATCCGTCGCACTATTCAGCGTTTGGATGACAACGATACTCCTATGGACAATCGTTTCTTCTTGATTCCTCCATCAAGCCGCAACACCCTGATGGGTTTGGCTCGCTACACCGAACAAGCATTTGTCGGTACTGGTGACGCTATTCGCACTGGTGAAATTGGCAACCTGTATGGCATCCCTGTCTTCACCTCTAGCAACGCTGATACCACTTCTGGTTCTGGTGCGGCTCGTGTGTGCTTGATGGGTCACAAAGATGCGATGGTCTTGGTTGAGCAAGTTGGTGTGCGTTCACAAGTTCAGTACAAGCAAGAGTACCTTGCTACGCTGTTCACAAGTGACACTCTGTATGGCGTTGCCGCCTTGCGTAGTGCCGCTTCTGTGGGTGCGGCTAAGTCCTCATCCATGTTTGCCTTGGCAGTTCCAGCCTAATGCAGTTGTCCCCCCTGCCCTAGTGGTAGGGGGTCTTTTTTAAACTAAATTAGGAGTAATCAAAATGGCAACCGCTTCAGCAGTAGTCTCACGCAGAGGTAATGACCAGTTTCGGGGTTTGTTCTCCGATACTTGGGCTGTAAAAGCAACACTTGACGCTGGTTCTCTAGCCGATGGTGCTGGTGAAACAGATGATGTAACAGTGGCTGGTGTCGCCTTGGGTGACATGGTTATTGGTGCATCTTTGGGTGTGGATTTGGTTGGTTTAACAGTTACTGGCTATGTCAGTGCCGCAAACACAGTCAAGTTCCGCATTCAAAACGAGTCAGGTTCTACAGTGGACTTGGCATCTTCAACCTTGCGTATCGTTATTGTTCGCATGGTTTAAGGATAGGGGGGCTAGTCCCCCCTTTCTCATTTAAGGGGTTTTATGGCTACTTTTAAGTGTCTGCAATCGGGTAATCTTGTTTCCTTTCACAATCAAGTTGACATTGATTCTATGAAAGGTCATCAGGGTTATGTGAGGGTAGACGATGTAGAAGTAACCATAGAATCTGTAGAATCAGAGACTAGAACAGATACCGCCTTTCGTGCGCCTGTCATCCCCACAATCAAGCGTATGGGAAGACCCAGAAAGGTAGAAAATGTCTGATGTTGATGCAAGAGACTTTGGCAAACTAGAGGCGCAAGTTGAGGCACTTCAAAAAGAAGTACACAATTTGAGCCAAGATGTGAAAGCCCTCCTTGAACTTGCCAACAAGGGCAAAGGTGGGTTTTGGATGGGTATGACCATTGCCTCATTCATGGGCGGTGTCATTACTTTTGTTGCTGACCGACTCTGGAAATAAAGGGGAACACTATGTACGGCAAGATGATGGGTGGTAAGGCTAAAGAGATGAAAAGCAATGGTAAGAAAAAGGGTGTGCCTGTTGCCATCATGGTGGCAGTTGGCAAGCCCAAAGCTATGCCTATGCGTGGTAGCAGAACTGCTACAAACATGATGAAAAAATCAAGTCGTGGCAAATGAAAAAGACCAAAGCACAAGCCAA